TACAATTCTTTCTCGCTCCAACTTCTATTCTGCCGTTCACGATATTTACCAAGAGCTTGTTCATTTCGGAACCGGTACGATGATCATTGATGAGGATCTTGAAGAATACCTTCAATGTCGTCCGCTCACTGTTGGTGAATACTATCTCAGCTTAGATGGCCGATATAAACCTGGCAGCCTTTACAGGCAATTATCTCTTACTGCTGGTCAAATTCGAGAGTTGTTTGGACAGGGCAAAGATAAGTTAGACGGTCTTCCCAAAGAAGTCGTTACCGCGATTCAGAAGAATCAAATTGATCAGAATTTCGAGGTCGGTCACGTCATCGAAAAAGCTTCGTTTACTCAATACGGAAAAGCTGATTATCGAGGCTGGCCTTACAAGTCTTGTTATTTCCCGCTGACTGGGGATGAAAACGTTGTTTACCGAAAACATGGCTACCGCTCGCGCCCATTTATCGCGGCACGTCTTATGGGGCATCAAGAAGATGCTTATGGATATGGCATTTCGATGGAGACGCTTGGCGACATCAAAGGTCTTCAGCAAGAAGAAAGAGATAAATTAGAAGCTCTCCGCAAAATGATTCGTCCGCCGATGAACGGACCGGCGAGCATGAAGACCCAAGGCGGAAGTATTCTTTCCGCTGCAATTAATTGGATCCCCGATAATCACACGGGCAAAGGCTTTACTCCAGCCTACCAAGTAGATCCTCGGATGCATGAAATTCGCCAAGAGATCGCTGCAACAGAAGAACGAATCAGAGACAGTTACTACGTCAAAATGTTTCTTGCTGTTTTGGGCCTCGAGAAGCGTGATGTGACTGCCTACGAAATCGCGAAGCGTTATGAAGAAAAGGCGATCGTGCTTGGTCCAATGATGGAACGCCTAGATTCTGAGGTGCGAAGTCCTACGATCGAAAGAGTTTTTTCCATCGCAACAGAAAACTTCTGGCTGCCTCCTCCTCCTCCGGATTTGCCAGTCGGTACGCCAATTCGAGTCGAGTACATTTCTTCTCTTTCCCAAGCGCAAAAGGTTGTTCAAGGGCAACCTCTTCAAGAGTTTATTGGCGTGGTCGGTGGCATGATCGAAGCGTTTCCTGAAATCCGAGACAAGATCGATGCCGATGAAGTGGTTGATCAGCTTGGCGTCAATTACAACGTGCCGCCAAAGGTTATTCGTTCTGATGATCGCGTCATCGAAATTCGAACGGAGAGAGCAAAGGCCGAGCAAGCACAGCAACTTCTAGAAAGTGCCAAGCCCGTGGCCGATGCCGTTAAGGCTCTAGGTAACACGCCACAAGGTGAAAGCACTGTTCTCGATCAACTCACTGGCCAATGAGCGATACTTTTCACAAAGAGGAGCATGCTGAGGACATAACAGCGGATCCGAAACAGGTCACTAAGTCTAAGAAGGCAGAAAAGAAAAAGAAGATTGAGCGCATTCAGCACTTAAAAGATTTGCGCGACATATGCAATACGCCACAAGGCGAGCGGTTCTTTCGTAAATTCTTAAAAGAAGCCGGGCTCTTTAGTCAGCCTGCTCGTTCACGTGATGCGGACACTTACTTCGCTTGTGGAGAGATGAATACCGGGCTTCGTCTTCTTGCCGATCTCGATGAGGCTTTAACACCCGAAATGATGGGCCGACTGCTTTTTCGCAAAGTCGGGAATGAGGTGGATGAGTCCGAGTGATAAAACCGAAGCATAGCCACATTCGATGGAAAAAACTGTAACAGCCCCGAGCGCAACTACTGAACCAGCAAAAACTTCTGCTGGCGCTGCGCCTCAAAATCCACCGGCTAACACGCAGCAACCTCCTCCCCCTGCTGCTACTTCTACGGATTCCAATGTTCAAAAGGCAACCGATTCCAATACTCCGGAAGCGAAGGCTGCCGCAGAAAAAGCTGCTGCTGATGCTCAGAAGTCGGCTGATGATAAAGCAAAGAGTGAAACTACCACTCAGAATTATGAATTTAAGAATGCTGAGAACTTAGACAAAGAGGTTCTTGGCGAGTTTACGAACATTGCCAGGGAAGCGGGGTTAAAGGGTGAAGTCGCTCAGAAGATTGTGGATTTGGCGCCGAAGCTTATTGAGAGAGTTACTCAGGCCCAAAACGAAGCATTCCAAGAGCAACGCAACGAATGGGTCAAAGAAGTTCAGGCTGATAAGGACGTTGGGGGGCCTAAGTTTAAAGAATCTCAGGAATTAGTATTTCGAGGCGTCAACTTCCTCGATGCAAAAGTTCCAGGCTGGAAACAATTTTTAGATACGACTGGCTGGGGAGACCACCCCTTATTTTTCAAAGTCCAGCGCGTTATCGGTCAAGCTTTGGGTGAAGACAAAACAATCAATGGTACTGGAGAAAACAAATCCCTCACAGATGCCCAGCTCTTTTACCCAAGTATGAGGAAAAAGGAATAATTTTAACCCCAACAAAATCAGGAGAAATATATGGCTGCTTTAGGTGCTAATTACGTAACGCTTTTGGATCATGCAAAGAGCATGGAACCCAATGGCAAAATCGCAAAAATTGCTGAACTTTTAAAGGATACGAATGAGATCCTTGAGGATATGCCTTGGTTGCCAACCAATGGCCCTACAAGTCATCAGCACAGCATTCGTACCGGCATGCCTACCGGAACTTTCCGCGCAATTAACGAAGGTGTTGCGGTTGAGAAAGGCACTCAAATCCAAGTGGAAGATGGCTGCGGTATTTTGGAAGGGTGGAATGATATTGATAAAGACAACGCTGAAATCATGGGCAATGCCGAAGATTTCCGTCTTTCTCAAGATCGCGCGTTCATCATTGGTATGAACAAGACGATGGCTTCAACGATTTTCTACGGAAACGCGTTGACTGAGCCCAAGAAATTTACAGGGTTTTCCCCTCGCTTCAATTCGAGTACGGCAGAAAATGGTGGAAACATCATTAAAGCTGGTGGCTCTGGTTCCGATAACACCTCCATTTGGTTGGTAGTGTGGGGACCCGATACTGTTTTCGGTTTATTCCCGAACGGATCTAAGGCTGGATTACAGCATGACGATCTCGGGCTTCAAACTGTAACTGACTCTAACAACAAGAAGTTGCTCGCTTATCAAAGCCGATTCCAATGGAAGGCTGGCTTAGCGGTCAAAGACTGGCGCTATATTTGCCGCGCTTGCAACATCGATGTAAGTGATCTCACCAAGAATGCTGCTTCTGGTGCGGACCTTATCGACATCATGGCAGATATGCTCGAGCGAGTTGAAGATCTAGTCATGGGTCGCCCTGTGTTCTACGCCAACCGAAAAGTGAAAAGCTTTTTGCGACGACAGATCTCCAACAAGTCGAACGTGAATCTCAGTCTTGAAAATGCTGGCGGAAAACATGTCCTGCATTTTGACGGTGTTCCTGTTCGCTTGTGTGAAGCGATCACCAATGCGGAGGCCGCAGTTTCCTAAGCGTTAGGAGCTGAGAACTTTTAAAACAAAAAACATAAGGATTCTTTTATGGCAATTCTAGATGCACAACATCAGCTCAGTAACGCGCAAGCGATTACTGGTGACGCGGTTTCAACAAACAGCTATGACATCGGTTCCGGAGCCAAGGACATTGGCACCGGCAAGCCGATTCACGTCATTGTTGTTATTGATGAGGCGTTCGATAACTTAACCAGTTTGGCTTTTGAACTGATTAGCAGCGCAAGCTCTAACTTGAGTTCGCCAACTACGGTTGCAACGCTGGGAACGGCTCTCTTGGCTGGCCTAACGGCTGGTGCCCGTATTGATCTCGGGCCTCTGCCTTCTGGCATTTCTCAGCGCTATGTCGGTCTTAACTATAACGTGACTGGTACCAACCCTAGCACTGGTAAAGTAACTGCCTTCCTGTCTCCGATGGGCAAGGAACGAAACGTTCCGACATCTGACGATTAATTAAGTGGTTCGGGCTCCTAATTACAGAACGTAGTTAGGAGCCCTGCCTCAATAACTCTTTTACCTTACACTTTTATGCCTAAGTATTATTGCAAAACCAATTCAGGATGTTTTTGGCGTGATCATTTTTGGGCTAAAGGTGCAGAGATCAATATTCGGCCTGAAGATAAGCTTAGTGACCTTGATAAGAAGGTACTCTCGCGTCATTTTCAGACTGATGAAATCGCTCTCAAAAAGGTAGAGGATGACACCATTGCTCTAAGCCAAATGGGCCGAGGGCAAGCTAAAGATTTTGTGACATTGATGCGCTCTCGTCCGCGATTGGATGATGAGATTCCAGTTAAAGAATCGGTAAAAGAAATCAATCAACCGTTTAAAGCGCCTCCAGGTAAGGCTTCCTAAAACGGGAGGTAACCCCCCGTGGCTAACGAAGTCGAAATTTGCAATGCGGCCTTAGATCTTATTGGGTGTTCACCCATTGAGAATCTAACGGATCCTGATAGCCGGGAAGCAGAGACTTGCAATAAGCATTACGCCATTCAGCGTGACGCTACTCTGAGAGAGTACAATTGGGGCTTTGCTCGAACAAAGCCCATTGCCCTGACTCAGCTTTCCGAAACAAGCGATGAATACGATTATGTCTATTCGTATCCTCTTGATTGTGTCGAGGTGAGAGAAATCTTTAACCCGAATAAAGCACATGATGATGACTTGTTGCCATTTGCTAGGGGGATCAGCGAGGATGGTAGCACGCTCGTCATATTTACCGACGAATACCAAGCAAAAGCAATTTGCACCCGCCGAGTTACTAACGCCGCTTTATTTGATCCTCTTTTTGCTGACGCTTTTTCCCTTCGCCTCGCTTCTAAGATCGCCTTCCCATTAAAGCGGGATCCTGAATTGGCGAGATCTCTTTTCCAGCAATATCAGCTTTATGCGGGTGTGGCAGCAGCCAAATCGCTAAACGAGCAATTCAAACTACCTGAACCCTCGAATGGTTACATCGATGCGCGTCAATGAGTGTTTCATTAGCTCAAGAATCATTTACTGGTGGAGAGTGGGCGCCGGCACTTCATTCGCGAAGTTCGCATGCCAAGTATGGCACAGCTTGCGCGAAGCTGCTTAATTTCATTCCGCTGCCTCATGGTGGAGCGCAAAGCCGTCCAGGGTTCGAGTATATTGCATCAACAAAAGATCATTCGAGAAAGGCTCGATTAAGGCGTTTTCAGTTTAACACCGAGCAAGGCTACATTCTCGAGTTTGGTCATCAATACATTCGCTTCTATTTTCAGGGCGCTGGCCAGATTACTTCGACAAAATCGGTTACGGGTGCGGTCAACAATGGCTCTGGATTAATAAGGCTGACTGTCACGGCCCATGGTTTTGCTACGGGCAACACTGTTACCGTTGCGAGTGTCGGGGGCGTTCCCAACGCAACAGGCACTTGGATCATTACGGTTATTGATCCGAACACGATTGATTTACAGGCTTCTACTTTCGCCGGAACATATACGTCTGGAGGAACAGCCGTCGCGATCGTGGAGGTTGCTAGCCCGTACAGTGAATCCGATTTAGCGCTTTTGAATTTTGAGCAGTCGAATGACGTGCTCTATATTGCACATACCTCACATGCTCCAAGAAAGTTAACCAGAACAAGTCACTATGCTTGGACATTAAGCACGATCACTTTTGGGGCCGGTATTGCTTCGCCAGGAAGTCCCGCTATCGGCGGAGCCGGAAAAACTTTTGGTGTTACGGCTGTCAGCGAAGACGGCATTGAATCCGTCCCTGCTGAGGATGAAGGCGATTATGGAAACACGTTTACGTGGTCGGCTGTTACTGGAGCGGTTGAATACAAGGTCTATCGCAAGGTTGATGGCCTTTGGCAATTTATAGCACGAACGGGATCAGGGACCACTTCGTATGCTGTGCCGGCTTCGCCTACTCTAGATCCTGATATTTCGCCCCCTCTTCCTAAAAATCCATTTGGTAGCTCCAACAACTATCCGGGGGCAGTTGGCTTCTGGAAGCAGCGGCTCGGATGGGCTGGAACTAATAATGACCCGCAAAAATTTTGGTTAAGCGTTGGGTCTGATTTTGAGAATCTAAATGTCTCATCTCCGGTTCAGGATAATGACGCTATTTCGAAAACTCTCGATGGTGGTGGCCAGGTAAACCGTATCAAGTGGATTGCTGAACTTAAGTTTTTGGCAATTGGTACCGCGGGAGCGGAGTTTCGAGTTTTCTCTGATGGTGCAGTTACCCCAAGTGCTATTGATGCAGAAGTGGAATCTGATTGGGGCTCGGCGGATATTCAGCCTATCAGGATCGGGAAATCTCTTCTGTTCGTGGATTCCACTCGGGCAATCGTGCGAGACATGTTTTATACGTTTGATGCCGAAGGTGATGATGGATATGCCGGCAATGATCTTACGATTCTTTCAGCCCACTTATTCAGCGATTCTAATGGAATTAAGGAATGGTGTTATGAAAAGGGGCAAAACTCATTGATCTGGACTGCTCGGGATGACGGAAAATTTCCTGCTCTTACCTATCACAAGGAACACGTGATCTATGGCTGGCATGTGCATGAAACTGATGGCGTTGTTGAAAGCATTGAATCTATTCGCACGCCAAATGGCACAAGTGAGGTTTGGGCCATCATCAAGCGCACGATTAACGGAGCAACCAAGAGATATGTCGAGCGGCTACACGATCGAGATTTTGAAGATATTGAGGATGCGTTTTGCTTAGATAGCGGTCTTACCTACGTCAATTCGATAGCAACAACTTTGGCTCTTGGTACTGGTGCAGACGTTCAGGGCACCGAGAATGTTCTCTTTACTGCCGGCTCTGGTGTTTTCGTTTCCGGAGATGAAGGGCGCTTTATTCATCATCGGTACTATCATGAGAAAGAAGATGAAAATGATGAGCTAGAAACAGGATATTATACCGCAATCATTGAGATCACTTCTTACGTTTCAGCAACTCAAGTGCGCGGCCTAGTTCGATTACCATTCCCATCTTTGACTACGATCGAATCCGGTAAATGGCGAATGAGCGTAAAGACGGTTACGGGGCTAAGTCATCTCGAGGGAAAGAAAGTTACTGTCTTGGCAGATGGGAGCATTGTTGACGGACTAACCGTTTCAAGCGGATCGATCACCCTGGAAGATCCGGCAAGCAAGGTGCATATCGGGCTTCCTTATGATTGCGATTTAGAAACCTTGGATTTTGTCTACCAGGCTAGAAACGGAACAGTTCAGGATCGGGTGCGAAGCATTCCCAGTGTTGTTCTGGCTCTTTCAAAGACGCGAGGCTGTTTTGTTGGCCCCGATGAGGATCATTTGAGGGAGGTTCATTTCAGAACAACAGAACGCTATGGAGAGCCCACTCGGCTATTTACAGGGCTGACGAAGGACAAGGCGATTGATCCCGGAAAGCAAGAACGGTCAAGTCGCATTTTCATTCGTGGGGTACCAGGTTTACCGATAACCGTCCAAGCCATTTATCCGCGCGTTGTTCACGGAAATTCATAATGAGCTGCTATAGCGTAGTTCCGGCAGCCATAGAGCACGTCGAAAGCTTCATGGGAAGGTTAAGGGCATCAGATTTAATGGAAATCGAGGCAAGCTCCGGAAGAGATCCGAACGATGCTTTGATCCTAAGTTGGAAGAAATCTGAAGCATGTTGGGTGTTTCTCATGGATAGCTTGCCAATCGCGATTTTTGGCGTTGTGCGGCCGTCGATCGCTTCAAGTACAGGATCGCCTTGGATGCTCGGCTCAGAGGAGCTGAATATGCCTAGGGTCGGGAATGAGGTGGGTAAGAGGTCGAGATATTATGTCTTAGAAATGAAGCGCCACTTTCAGCGGTTGGAAAACTATGTCGATGCGCGGCAGAAGAGATCTATACGCTGGCTAAAATGGTGCGGCTTCACAGTCGAAAATCCTAAACCTTGGGGAACGCTTGGGCTTCCCTTTCACCAATTTTGGATGGAGTAAAATATGTGTTTACCGGCAGTCCCAGCAATAGCGGTCGCAGGCTTGGCTTTGACGGCAGGAACAGCGGCATTGGGCGCTTTTTCATCGTATCAACAAGCGCAATCCAACAATAAGGCGACGGAATGGAATGCGAAGCTTTTGGAGCGAAATGCTGACATTGAGAATATAAAAGCCAGGGATGCCATTGAGCGTGGAAAGGTGGCAGAAAATGAGCAACGGCAAAAAGTTAAACAGTTCGCTAGTTCTCAAAAGGCAGCTTTTTCAAGTTCCGGCTTATTGGCTGATGAAGGAACTAACCTTGATATTATCAAAGACACGGCGGGCTTTGGTGAGCTTGATGCTTTAACGATTCGGCGAAATGCTGGGGTTGAAGCATGGAGCTTTAACAATCAGGCAGAGGATTTAAAAGCCCAGGCGTCCCTTACGCGCATGCGGAAAACCAATCCTCTTCTTGCAGCTGGTGGATCTCTCATCACCGGCGGATCGCAGCTGGCAAGCCAATTGTACTCTTACAAGGATGTCTTTAAAGGCCGCACCTAAACTATTATGCCTGCTGTCCCTAGATACCCCACAGGTCGCGTTGAAAATGCTCCAGTTCCGGGTTTCCGGTCCGGAGCTTTTGCAAATGCCGACTCGTTTGGTGGTGCTCAAGCTGAAGTGCTCGGAAATGTGGCTGCCGGCATGGGGAAAGCTGGCTATATGCTTTCAAATCGAGCTGTTGAAGAACAGGACCAGCTTAATAAGTCATTGGTTCGTGAGGCTCTGAATCAGGCAAAGATACAAACGCGCGATTACCTAACGAGTGACGTTTATTTGCGGCAGGGATCGAATGCAATCAATGTCGTTCCAGAGGCCCAAAAGAAGTTTGGCCAGATTCGCGATGGCTTACTAAAGAACCTGCAAAACGATGCTCAGAAAGAAATGTTTCGCCAGCTCTACACCGATTTGGAGACGGATCATATCGGTAGCGTGATGACCTTCCAGATGCGTGAGCGCAAGCAATATGAGCATCAAACGATTTCGGCGGAGAATCAAAACGCAGTCGAGGATGCGGTTCTGAATCGGTCAAATCCGGAGGCGATCAAAAAAGCGGAGGAAACGATTGCGTTTAATACTGCGTACCAGCATCGCGGCTTCGGTCCAGAAGTTCGAAAAACCGAGGCAACGAAGGGCCTCAGTGTTTTGCATAGCAAGATTCTCGAAGCAACAATGATGGAGTCCGCAAGAGCTGGGTTGGCTTACCTCGAAAAGAATAAATCTAAGTTTTTGCCTACGGATTACCTGAAGTATCGGAAGACTTTAGAGCATGAGGTCATGAGCGAAGCGGCAAACGAGATGGCTATCAGCCTTGCGAGCCAACCCGATATGACGGCTGATAAGGCCCGCTTTGTCATCGATGAGCAAGTTAAAGATGAGAAGCAAGCGGCTCTTGTAATGTCTGGTGTAAAGGCTCGCCTCGCAGAAAAGGAAGCTGCCATGACGCTGCAGCAAAAACAATTTGTGGAGTCTTCTTGGAAAAGTTTCATTGAAAATCCTTCCCAAGAGATTCCGAAAGCTTTACCGGCGGATGAGCAAATCAAAATGCAGGAGTACCGGGAAAAAGCTGCAAAGCGAACAATCGGACAGTCTCAAGAAGATTCTTACGGAAAGCTTCTAAGTTTTCCGGCGAATGAATTTGTAAACCTCAATCTCTTCGAGCATAGAGCGGAGTTGAGTCAGCATGATTTCAATTATCTATTCAAGCTTCAGGAAAAGATGCGAAAAGGGGGGGATCAAGAGACTGATAATTTTAAAGAGGGTCTTCGGTTAGCTAAGGATCAAATGAATTTAATGACCTACTTCGATACGAGTAAGGAACGTGTTGAAGCAGAAGCGGATCGATTAAGAAACGAAAGGCGGCAACAGGAGTTTCTCGCTGTGTTTTCGAGGCGGCTCCAAAAGCTCCCGGACAATCAGCGTAACGATTATAAGAAAGTTCAGGAGCTTGTGAGCGAGTTGCTTACAAATGTTGTTTTAAATAATACCGATAACGACTGGATTCCGTTTAACGAAAAGAAAGCGAAGCAATTTGAAATTGAAGCTGGCTCTGCGAGCGTTCGAACGTATGCCAGCGTTGCTGAAGTCCAAGCGGATTTCAAAGCCGGTAAACTTACACGGGAACAAGCCCGCTCGGAATTGATGAAGCTGGGCTATAAACCATGAGTGACAATCTAGATTCACTGTTGGACGAATCATCGGCGTCCAAGCAGCCTAGTGATGCGCTGGATAGCATTCTAGATGGCAATGCTGCCGAGCTTCCTGAGCCGATCAAGCAAAGCGCTTTTGCTCAAGATATTGTTCCTGAGCTGTCTTCTCGCGGCCACCAAGGATTTGATCAGGCCGTTCAAATTGCCCGCGGCGATCTGCAATGGGCGCTCAAAACATTTCGTGGCGTCAATCCAGATGTGGCTGCTCGCGTGCAGAAGCTCGCCAGACAAAAAGGCGTGCCTGTCGGTCTCGTGATTAAAAACCAAGGAGAGTTTGAACAAGCGGATGAAGCTGAAAAACTTTTGCAGTCTCTTCACGAAAAGGATGCTGATGGGAAGTTTAAATATCCGAACACCGTTAATTGGATTCGGGATCCGATCAATCTAGCGAAGTCTCGGGACGATGTTCAGGCGCTCAAAGAAATCGAGGGTGCAATTCGCACTAGGAAAAGCAAGGCTCAGGGAGAATTGGGTCTTGGTGAAGAAATCAGACGCGGTCTCGTTCGCGGAACTTATCAGATTCAATCATCAGTTGGTGGGTTGGAATCTGCTCTCGCGCGTACAACCGGTCGATCAGACGCGATGGGCAAGTTTATCACCCGAGATGCGCAAAAGGAAATTGAGGCAAATGCTCCAAGCGAATCTGTAACACAAGGAGTTTTTCAGCCTGGCAATCCTGCATGGTGGGCGGCCCGTGGTAGCGAGATTGTTCCTCAGATTCTCGGGCAAACTGCTTTGGCTGTAGGTTCACGCGGCGGGTCCTTAATTCCGTCTATCGCTTCAGCAATGGGTGTCAGTGGATCGCTTATGGCTGGCGATGCCTATAACGAATCTTATGAGGATTTACTTAATCGCGGATTGTCACCTGAAGAAGCAAACTCGATTGCGCTTCAGGAAGCGTCAATTGTTGGTGTGATCGGTGGCGGAATCGAAATGATTCCCGGAAACGAATTTCTGACTGAGAACCCCGCTGTTAAAAAGGTCCTATCTCAAGCGATCAAGAACAGATTTGCGCGTCGCGGCGTAACTGGTTTTGCGGCGGAAGGACTAGAAGAGTTCGGCCAGGAAGTCGTGACTGACTTGGCTGCTCTTGGCCTGCGTGATGACAGCGAGCGCTTTAAAGACGCCTGGCAACGTTATGCTGCTTCTTTTGCTCTCGGTGGAGTCGTTGGCGCTGGGATGAATGTTGCTACACCAAAGGCTGATGATTCGGCTCCTAAGCTGAGTTCTGAAGCGGATGCTGCGCTGCAAGCGAGTCTGAACAAAACCGAAAATCTTAATCAGGAAATTCGGAAAGCAAGCAATGATTTAACGGGCTTGGAGAAGCTGGAGGCGATTTTGGACAAGTCTGCTTTAGCCAAAAGGGATCCAGATGGCATCGAAGCATTCATTGATCAAAATCTTGTTGCTCAAGGCCAACCTGCGGAAGTGGAAGTTGATGCTCAGAAGGTCGCTGAAGTGTTTTATCAGGATGCTCAAACGCCAGATCAAATTGAAGAAGCAAAAGCTCAGTTAAATCAATTTGCTCAAGAGGTTCTCATTTCTCAAAAGGAGATGGAAGACATCATTCTTTCGGGTGGAACCGTTTCGATTAGTAAAGGCAAGCTCCTTGCAAAGTATCGCGGCACTCCCATGTACGAGGCTATCAAGAAAAGTGCTCAAGAAACGTTGCAGGGAAAAAAGGAGGAGCTGAGAGATCTGATAAAAGAATCGCAGGATGAGATAAAGAGAGTTCAGCGCGACGTGGAGCCAAAGCAGGCTCAAGACATGCGCTCGAAGCTCATGCTTCCAGTAGAGGAAGGTGGCCGAGGCTTTACAGCTCAAGAAGCTGATCTAAGCGTTAAGTTTTTAATGACTGGTTTGCGAATTGCGGCAACAAAGCGCGGGCAAACGCTTGAGGAGTATTTAGAACAGAATCCAGTTGAATTGAGCATTGGAGAAGATGGGAAAGCTTTCATTCAACGGAGTGGGCGCTCGCCATTACCTGCTTACGTACCTCCTCCCATCATTGAAGGTTCTGTCCGGGACCGCGATCAATTAACTCCGGAAGAGTTGGCTGCGATCGAAGCAGAGCACCAAGGCAAGCGGGCTTTAACGCCGGAAGAACAAAAGATTCTGGAACGTCTGGCGAGACAGGAAGAAGAGAAGGCGTTGCGTGAGCACGTTAAACAAGGCGCTATTCCATTTCGTGAAGCTCTTAAAAAGAGTGGCGGTCTTCCTTCGGTCAGCGCATTGAAGGGTGCGAATGATCCACTTTCTGGCGATCTGCGTATAGCTTTAGAAAACAAAAAGATTCCTGGCTTAACGCGAAACGATGCTCCTCCTCTCGATATTGTTCGCAGCAATCTAGAAGGCCTGGGCTATCGCTTCGATACTCCAGCTGAACTTTTAGATGCTGTGAGCGAGTGGTTGAGAACAGGAAAAGATCCTGAGTTTAGTGGTTTCAATTCTCCTGACGCTCTTTTTCAGGACAAAAAGGCTCCTCGTGGGGCTGTTGAATTTGTTGGCACAAAGAGAGTTATTCATCTTTTTAAAGACGCTGACTTTTCTACGTTCCTGCATGAGTCGGCCCATATTTTCTTGAGGGATATGCGAGCGTTGATCGATGCAAGTTTGGCAGACGATCAAGCGATTAAAGATTACGAATCTGTCCTCGAGTGGGCGGGGGCTAAAAATGGAGTCGTGACAGAAGAGATTGAGGAAAAGTTTGCCAGCGGGTTTGAGGCATATCTCATGGAAGGGAAAGCCCCTAGTGTGGATTTGGTTGAAGCTTTTCGCCGATTCAGAAAATGGCTGGTAAATATTTATAGAACCGTTCGAGGATTAAACATCGAGATCAACGATGAAATCCGCGGGGTGTTCGATCGCATTCTTGCCTCTGAAGCGGACATCATGGAAGCGCGGGAGTATTACGGCAATCATAAAGACCTTTCGGAATTGGTCACTAAAGATGAGAAAGCAAGGGCGAAGATTCGCGCAAAACACCAAAACGCACAGGAGACAAGCGTAGAGGCTTTGATTCAGCAACGGCTTTTTGCCTATCAGAAAACTTTGGGCGGGATCAAAGGAATGAAGGATTTGGCAGCCCAGGAAGTGGATGCCGAGCCATTCTATCAGATGCTTTCTAAATCGAGGAAAGAAAAAATCTCTCTCAATTCAATCAAGGAGAATTACGGAGAAGAGACAGCAAGTATCATCCAGGAAAAATTCTTCGATTACGTGAGCGAAAAAGGAAAGCTCACGGTTGAACAGCTGGCTCTAGATCATGAGTTTGAAAGTCCTGAAGCCCTGATTGAAGCTCTGACATCTCAACCATCGAGGGATCAGGCAATTCGAGATAGACTGAACGCGATCTTAAAAGCGAAAGAAGCTGAGATTGCCAATGAAGTACAGGGAATAACGAAAGCTGATGAGGCTACGCATACAGATGAAACTCTGGCGGCTCTGGCTGCCGAGGCTCAAGTGCTGCAAGAAGAAGTGGAGAAGCGCAAAGTTCTTCGGGCTGCCCAATTAACGGATAAAGTTTATAGAGATCTAGCGCGGGAAGAACTTGCGAAGATGGAAGTGGGCCGGGCCGCTCGCTACGATCTATTTGCAAAAGCTGAAGCACGTCACGCTCGTCGAGTGATCCGGTTTTTACGAGAGAAGAAAATGGCTGAAACGCTGGAAGCTCGAAAGCTGCAACTCTTCAATCATGCAATGGTGCAAGAATCGATTCGCTTCCGAAGCGAGTTAGTCAAGATTCAGAATCGTTATGCTCCGAAGAAGTTAGATTCAACTCTCAAGGGGGTTGAAGATGCCTTTCAAAAGCCAATTATCGAAGCTCTGAACCGATACGGGTTCACACAACGGCAGAATGAACCTGCCTATGATTTGAACGAGATCAAGGAGCTGGATGAAGATTTGCCCGCTATGATGCCGGGTTTTGTGAAGCGCGGAGAGAAGCGCGCCGGGATGGTTGAGGTCAATGGCAAGCAGGTGTTCCGTGATTATCGGCAGCTTTTGACGGTCGATGAATTGCGAGACTTGGACGGCTTCGTTCAGTCTATCATTGCAAGCGGTCGCGATGAAATGCTTTCGCTCATCGAAAAAGATGCGATGAAGTTCAGTGAGTTTCGAGATAAGGCCGTTGAGCGAATCGGCCAACTTAAAGTTCGTAACGTACCGCAAAAGGGAGACAAGTGGCTTGGCTTCATTCCGAGTTACTTTCCAAGAAAGTTTTGGGATTCGCTTACGGGTAGCAACATTCATGCTCAATTCATTTTCGAGATCGCTGATAACTTCCAACTCCGAACAACCGGAAAGATGGGGCCGCAAAGAAAATTGTATCAGCTCGTTACCGAAGCGGACACCAGGCAGCTCGAGCTTGAGAATGGTTTCTACTTAAAGGCGAAGCCTTATTTTGAAGTTTTAACTGAGGCGGCTTTGCGGATCAAAAAGGAGAAAGGAACTAACTTCGACATCGAGGGATTGCCTCTCCCGGAAAAAGCAAAAGCAATCGGAGAGTCCCGTTGGACGGCTGAGAAAGCAGTCATGGTGATGCTCAATACAGGGAACGCCCAAAACTATAAGGCGCTCGAAGATGGTCTTGCGATTACCGAAGACAAGCTCCGTTTGATCTCTCAACTCTTTGAAGAGAACGAGATTAAAGCGTTTCAAGGTATTTGGGATTTGATCAATGAATTTCATGCTCCATTGGATGAAGTCCATTTCGCAAGATACAATCGACATATTGGCAAGGTTCAGCCCAAAGAACGCACCTATATCGTCAAGGGTGGAAAGCAAGTGAAGCTCGCTGGTGGATATTTCCCTCTCATTTATGACAGTCAATTGAGCGATAGGGCTGCGATTCTTGAGGAAGAAGACATCATGCACAAGCAGGCAGTCATTCGTCCTAACAAACCTGCGGACAGTTTTACAAAAGGCCGCGTAGCAGGAAAGAAGGATGCCCCCAAGCTGAATCTCAATGTGCTATACCGGCACGTTTCGGAAACAACACGCTACATCACGCATGCGAAAGTCCTACACGACGTAAACAGGTTAATTAAAGATCCTTCCTGGAAAAGCGTCTTCATTGACAATGTCGGCAACCTGGAATGGAAGAACTTAAAAGATTGGGTTTCAAAAACTGCCAACCCGAACATAGCAGCAAATTTTGTTGAGAGCGATGTTTCAACGGGCCTCGAAAAAGCCGTTGAGTTCAATCGTAAGCTTTCAACGTATTTGTTGCTTGGGTTCAAAATCAGCTCGGCGGTAGTTCAAAAGACTGGTTTGGTCGTGGCGGGTCGTCGGATTGGATGGCGCTGGATGTATGAAGGATTTAAAGCCTTTGGTGTCACCGGGCAGCTTACGACTACCATAGGGGTTAAAACGGAAGCATGGGATGAAATAACCAAGCTTTCGAGGTTTATGAGAACCCGCGAAGAAGCCATCGATCGCGATGCGTATGAAGCATCTCAGAGCATTAAAAGGGTCGGTGGATGGAGGTTAAAGCTGGGAGATAAAACCTTGACGCTTAAGGATGCTCAAAATTTCGGGTTTAAGATGATGCAATGGTCTGATCGTGGTGTTGTCGGGCCAACATGGATGGGAGCATTTCAAAAACATCTGCAAACCCAGGCTGATCCCAAGCTGACTCACGAGGAGCAAATTCAGGAAGCCGTAAAATTTGCGGATACGATCGTTCAGGAAACGCAGCCCACGGGCTTGACTTCTGACCGAAACTGGATTCAGAGAAGTCCGAATAAGTTTTTGAGAGTGTTTACCATGCTCATGACATGGAGGTTTAAGTATGGCTCCATTCTTTTTGCTGAGCATCGTGCATGGCAGCAAGGAGCGATCTCAACAAAAGAGTATGTAAACCATCTTGCTCAATCGGTGCTCTTGGCTGTGATTCTTGAAGAATTGATTCGTGGCGCGTTGCGTGCTGAATGGCCTGACTGGTTGAATGTTTTAGTAAAGCTTTTTGAGGCTCCAATTTCTTGGATCCCTGTTCTCGGGAATCTTCCTTCAACGCTCTATCGAGGTAAATCCATCGACAGCATCGACAAAATCACGCCTGCCGGGGCAGCTCTCAAAGAGGTTGGTAAGGAGCTATATAATGCGAAGAAAGCTTTAGAAAAAGAAGAAGGTGCGTGGAAAGAAGTCATTTGGTCTGGCGCTCGAGCTGCTTCTGTGGCTTCTGGTGTCCCTGTTGGAAATGCGGCCAAGGATATTAATCGATTTGTCGAAAACGCTTCAGAAGAAGAATAAGTCGGGAATGAGGTGGGGTTTAGCTCGGTTTAGTATGGCATCGTGGTCGAAACCGAAAATCCGCATCCCCAGTATACCGGCAACGGCGTTGTCACTCAGTTCGCCTATAATTGGCCGATAACAGACAAAACCCACATCAAGGTTACCAAGAAGGTTTCAGGGGTTGAAAGTGTTTTGGTAGTCGATGTCGATTACTCAGTTCAGGGAGTAGGAAATCGTGACTCAAACACTTGGAAAATCACTTGCCCGATCTCTGGTAGCCCACATGACAGCACTGTTCACCTAACGCTTACTCCGAATTTACCATATAAGCAGAAGACCAATTTTAGAAATCAAGGCGGTTTTGCTCCTGAGACGCATGAGAGTGCTTTTGATTATCGTGCTGTTGTAGAGCAACAGCTTAAAGAAGTTACCGATCGATGTCTTAAGGCTCCCGTTTCCGATACGAGCCCAACAACCGAACTTTCAACTGCGTCAAGTCGCGCGAACAAAATGTTTGGCTTTGATGCTAGCGGGAACCCTAAATATGTAGCAGACGCTTCTGATTCGGCAGTTGCGGCGGCAGCAAGTGCAACCTTGGCCCAAAATTGGGCGATCAAAACAGACGGCTACGTTTCCGGAACGGATAATTCTTCTAAATCTTGGGCAATTGGTGGAACTGGAAATGGTCAGCCATCAGCGGGCGATGCTAAATCGTGGGCCACGAAGACGAGTGGAAACGTCAATGGGTCAGAATTTTCTGCCAAAGAATACGCTCAAGGGTCTCAAGCTTCGACAGGTGGAAGCGCTAAAAATTGGGCGCAACAAACTGGAGCTGATGTCACTGGAGCGAGTGCAAATAGTCGAAGTGCTAAATCTTGGGCTCAAGAAGTTATTACTGGCGCGACACTTGGAGGATCCGCAAAGGATTGGGCTCAAACTACTGGCGGCACGGTTAACGGCACTGAGTTCAGCGCGAAAGAATATGCAGTTGGTACTTCCGTGACGGCTGGCTCGGCTAAGGACTGGGCAACGAAAACTTCTTCAACTGTAATCACAGGTGAGTATTCGGCGAAGGAATGGGCTCGCGGAACTCAGACGCGTGGAGCTGCAAATGGTGGATCTGCCAAAGACTGGGCAAACTACACCGGCGGGACGGTGGACAATGCAGAGTACTCGGCGAAAAAATATGCTCAAGATGCGGCGGCAAGCGCGGCTTCTTTTCCTAGCACTCCATTTTCTATTGCTAACGGAGGAACGGGTCAAACGACCGCAACGGCAGCTTTCGACGCCTTAGCTCCTACTACGACTCGCGGAGATATTATTTATCGCGGAGCCTCTAACAATCAGCGCCTTGCCAAAGGATCTACTGGTCAGGTTCTCGTTCAAGGAGCTAATGATCCCGCATGGTCTGCGGTTGCTGCGGCCCTCGGGTTAACTACTCAAGGCGATCTTCTTTATTACGATGGTTCTGCTTTACAGCGCTTACCGAAGGGAACATCCCTTCAGCAATTGAGGATGAACTCAGGAGCAACGGCTCCTGAATGGGCGACTGTTTCTACTAATAATGATTTGATTGTAATAGAAGATCAAAAATCTTCTGGAACCGCTGGTGGAACTTTTACAAGCGGTGCTTGGCAAACCCGGGATCTTAACACTGAAGTGGTTGATACTGGAAACAATGCTTCGGTTGCTTCAAATCAGATTACATTAGCAGCTGGCACGTATCGTTGCATTATCCGTGCTCCGGGTGGCGTGGACTTTCATCAAGCTCGTTTGTACAACGTTACTGATTCGGCTGTTCTGCTTTTAGGCTCTAACGGGGATTCTCGTTCGGGCGGCGACGCTTCAAGCGACTCCATTATTATGGGGAGATTTACGCTCGCAACTTCAAAAGTTTTAGAAGTTCAGCATCGGTGCAATAGCACCGTCGCGACTTATGGTTTTGGATTTCCTACTTCGTGGGGAACTGAAGTCTATACCACAGCAATGTTCTGGAAGGAATAATCCATGATGCCTTTACGTGATGTCGTTGAAAAAATGTTTCCTGGGGAAAATGTCTCTCCTGATTTTTCTTCTTATCAAGCAATGGTTGCAAAATGGAGAGGCTCTAAGCCTGCTCCGAGTGAAGCGGAAATTGAATCGAAGCGAACAGAATATTCGGCTGAATATCAAAAGACACTACGAGACGCTGCCAGGAGAAAGCGCTACAACGAACTTGGTGTAACTGTCGAGGCTTTGGTCATAGCCAAAATCGAAAAAGACGAAGAAGGCCGTCCGCAAGAACTTCAGCGCCTCATGACTCTTCGCCAACAAGTGAAATCCGAAATCCCATAACTTTTATGAAGAAATATATCCTCTCAATCTTAACCGTTCTTTCTGTTTGCGCGTTCGCTGGAGATCGCGTCTACCAGGGAACTCTTTCAAACGCGGTTCAGTTTATCGCTGCAACCAGCACGAACGAAACCAAAGGACCGATTCTTGATCTTTATGATCCTCCGAATGGAGTTGTGCTCGATGGTATTTCTATTTTTGGCCGCTGCGCTGGCCATACCGCTGGAGCGACGAACGCGACTGGAAATGCAACTGTTATCGTTTACGTAGAACGCTCCTGGGACGGAGTGAATTTTGATACAGCTCTTAATTCAGATTTGAAGCTCACGATTCCGATCAATGGCGTAGCAACAAATCAGGTAAGCATTTATAAAAACGTGGGTGGAGCTCGCTATCTCCGTATCGGCAGAACCGAGCATATCAGTCTTGGAATCGGCACTAACTTCGCTTTCGGGGTCTCTGGCGTCTATAGGCGGTAATCTACTTCATATCCATCTTATGACTAGCAACTTAAGATCGGCGGCTGACAAAACATTAAATGAAGTGCTCGATGCAAAGGGATCGCTGATCTCGGGATTGCTCGCTCTCACTCTCAAATACGGCATGGCTCCATTATGCTGCATGTTCCTTGGCTGGGTCTGCCTGGAGCAAAATAAAATTATTCGTGAGCAGAATGCGCAAATGGTGAATCAAAGCAATGCCTATGCGGAACGGTCTATCGAGGTGATTGCTAAAAATACCGAGGCAATTACCAAGTCGGTCGAGGTTCAAGCCAACCTGGTAAAAATCATCGAAGATCGTCGAAGAGTTCTCCCGTGAAATTTTTGAGCCTTCTTCCTCTTTTGCTTTTAGTCGGCTGTTCCAGTTACGGAACTCGCTTTGAAGTGGTCACGCCTGATGGAACAAGAGCCAGTTTAGAAATTGAAAAGGAGGTTGATGCCGATGATCCGATGTTCGTTTATGACCCGAAAACGGGGTTTATTATTTTTTCTGCAACTAAGTGGCGCTCTCGAAATGCAGAAAGCATCAAAGCCGATGGAAAGCGAGCAGAGGGCGTCTTGGATAAAACCTCCAATCTCGTTGAGAAAACCGCCAAAGGAGCGGCTGAGGGTGCTGCAAAAGGTTTAATTCCAATCCCATGAAAAACATTCCGGTAAAATTTCGGGAGTATGAATTTTTCTTGGTAAACGGTATTCGAACCCGAAAGGATATTCATGGATGGTGTCCTCGCTCTGAAATTTGGATTGAGCATCGTCTTGGTCATGCAACTTGGTTCCACTATCACGCATGGGCTTCTACGCGATGGATGACACAAGGAAAACATCTAAGAGAGATGTGGGAGGAGCTGGCGAAGATCAAGCGACCCATTATCTACGTAGGCCATTCAAACGGCTGCGAGCTTTTCTCACGAACAGTAAAAGAGCGACCGGAGTTCAAGTTTGCCGCGGCTCATTTATTCGCTCCAGCATGTCATCAGGATTTTGAGGAGAACGGCTTTAACAAAGCTCTCCTTGATGGTCAGGTTGGTAGGATTTACGCCTATTGCAGTAAAGGAGATGGAACTTTGAAGTATTGGGCTTCTTTCTCTCGTGTAGCGAAATGCGTCGGCCTTGGATACGACTCAATGGGGTATTGCGGTGCCGACAAAGAGACCATTCATCCAGGCGTAAAAGCCAAAAAGCTCTATGTCGAAGAGTGGTATCCCGATGATTACGATCATAATGATTGTTACGAGCGGGATTTTGAAAAGTTCAATGTAAGCATGCTCCGGGTATGATTTCTTTGGCGCACGCTGCGGCAATCACTAAAGCCAAACTGGATACGCTTCAACCTGAGTTTCGGAAGAAGGCCCAAGATTGGTTTGAGGCCTGTGTTCAGGCTGGTCTTGCTCCGTATATTTACGAGGGATTTCGATCAATGCAGCGGCAAGCAGAGCTTTACCTAAAAGGGCGCGGTGCTCCTGGTAAAATCGTGACAAATGCTGAACCTGGTCAGAGCTTCCACAATTACGGCCTAGCCTTCGACTGGGTTCCTCTTAAACGAGTTGAAAAAGCTGAAGGTATGTACGAGGCAGATTGGGGCAATGAGGCTGCCTATGCGCTTGGTAATTCGATTGGTGAGAAGTTAGGAATGCGCCAACTTTCCTGGGAGCGACCACATCTTGAAGACGCGAGGTTCAACAACTGGCGAGAGCTGAAAGTTAGTTTTCCCAGTAAATCGTAATATCTTCTTCGGTTGCTAGATTCGCTCCACGCTCAAGCAACCATTCAGCAAAAGTTTTGTATTCCTTATCAATTCCAGTGTGATATTTCGAGTAACGCCATTCAGTGTGCAATTGGTTTTCTGTTTCTAGGTTCATTCCTTCAGGTATGATGAGATGGTCGACGCCTGCATCGTTCCAATCGCCTCCACTTAAAAGAGCAACAAGTTTGATTCCAGGTTTGTTCATTGATTCATCACTACTTTCAAAGCAGCTCGGCAAATCGCGAGGGGGGCGGTTTTTCCTTCACCCGATAGTTCAAAGGATTCATATTGCAACCACCCTGCCAACCAATGGTTTTCGCCAGTCTCTACGATAGCAAAATCCCAGTCTGGTTTTTGCTTTCTGAATACGTCCTTTATCTTTTCAACAACCTGCCACGCCGCAGCGATGTCGGTGCTATAGCTTGGAACTCTTCTAAAAGAGCCGTTTTGTAAAAACGCATAATCCCACTGTCCATTTTCGTCATAGCGAGCGTCATCTAAAAAACAATCAAAATGATCAAATCTATCGACGTATATCCATTTTTTGTAAGTATCGAGGTTAAAGATTCTATCCGCAATAAGCCGATCCATCTCCCTGCCAGCTTCCATTGTGTCTATTTGTTCTTGAGTCATATTATTCATTCCTTCTCGCTGCCGCTAGCCGGAGATAGTTCAGCGTCGATTGCTACTATCAGTCCATCAAACGGATTCCATAATTCAATCTTGTCTCTCGCCTGCTTCAAAAGTTTCTTTAATCGCTTTTCTCTTGTGCGTTTGTTCCAAGAATCTAAAGCGTTTTTTTTACCACCCTCCATGTTGGTAGTGTAGAACTCGGGACTTGTCGCGTCGCACGTTAGGCATTCAATCCAAGATCCAAAATGATTCCCCTGATCAATACTAAACCAAGTAGCTTCTTCCCCACAGAACGGGCAAGGCAATGGCTTCAATTCTTCGCTCATGTTAGTCCTTCAGCTTAGAGTATTGTATCGTTAGTCCAACCTCGTTCCACACGTTACTGAGTAGCGTTCCGCAAGAACCGGTAGCTCCGTTTTCATGGGTGATATTATCGAAGCCGGGAGTGTCTCGATACCACTGAATCTTTTGATCAAAGAGTTTCATCACATCTTTAAAAATAGCTTCTTTTAGCAAAGCATTCTCCCGCTTGAGGTCGTCAATTGCAGAAAACAAAATTTCAATATCTTTACCATCGATGCCGACCTTGGGGTCTAGTGATCTTTTCTTGATGTCTTCTATCGCTAGCTCCTCAAACCCTCCTCCCTCAGTCTCAACTGGCTTGCTCATAGAAGTTACTATTGGTGGGTTCTTAAAAGTATATCCGACAATCTTCCCATCCTTTACATAAGGCTCATATATCGGATCTTGTTCCTTCTCAACTGGCTTGCTCAAATTCACTGGTTTCATGGCTTTAATTTCCTGAGCAACGTCTTTCTTGAGCTGCTTAATCTCAGCATCTAATTGAGCCTTAGACTTGCCGGGTATCTTCTCAACTGGCTTGCGTGGGGTCATACTCCTTGCTTTCTAACAATTCCCATTAGTTCCACAAATTCTTTGAAATGAGCTTTGATATTGATTCGCTTAGAGAATGCTGGATAAACCACTTCGCCATTCAGAACAGCCGGAGGCACAAACACCTCAACATAAGGCCGTGGGTTCCTCGTAAATGGCTTCTTAACAGCCTTCCTCCTAACGCGTCTCATATTTCCTTTCCTTCCCCTGCCGTTGTGGGTCGACTTGAAAGAATTTGAATTATTTCCCACCCTTCGCCCCTTAAATCATTAATCCATTCCTCAGTTGGAACGCCGATCAAGCACAGTGCATTCTTATCGCTCTGTTGCCTTGCTAGAACGAAAAACCCAAGGTCGAAATCGGGGTAGAACCTTACTCCAATTCCATATCCCATTAGCATCTGAACCGTATCCATCAATGGATACTTATTGTTGTTCGTGTGATTGCCCTCAATTCTGGCACTATTGCTTAGAATCTTCATCTCTACCTCTTCTTTCTATTCTGTTTAAGGGAGGCGTGCTTGGCGACGATGCGAGCAGCCTTTGTTGCAGCGGCCTTCCCAAAGATTACCTCGAAGAATTTGCTTTTAGGCACAGTCACGCCGTCAATACTGTAAACGGCCTTCTGCTTCGCTCCTGCGCGGGGTTTAGGGGTGGTTTTCATATCAATAAATAATGCTAGTTGAGGACATGCATCCACCATTCGAGTAAGGCTCCTCAGCTTTTTTAATTACTCGGTAAATTTCCAAGCAGTCGTTCCGCTCGTAACATTCTGTAAGATAGCCCCATTGATCAACGAGCTTGTCCCAAATGCGATTGAATCCCCTCATGCATTCTATCTTTATTTCAGGACACTTTTTTAGAAGCCGGTAGCATCTTCCAAAATCTCCTGAATCATGCGGGTATCCAAAAGGCTCATTGGATTTAAGACCATGCCAAACTCTAAGAATCTGCTTAGATGAAACTCCTGTGTCGTCACTTGTTACCCAATCAATGATTTCAGTATTCATTTGTCTTCCTTCCTTCTACGGGGGCGGTTCATGGCTTCTTCTCTAATGCCTTAAACAACATTTGCCATTTCTCGCTAGGCTTGATGTCGGGAGAATTGGTAGCCATCGCCTTCAGATCTTCGGCGTATTCTTCAGGGAATTTGAAATAGATATCCGCGTAGGTGCAATCGAAGTCGTCATCCCGGTCGTAGAGGTAGCAAGGATGTTTTGCTAACTTGTCGATCGTGTCTTGATAATCCTCTCTATTTCCACCGCCATTTCTGGTGTGGATAACGATTTTATCACCGTCGATGTAGCAATCACGGAATCGCCCGCAATCACCTCTTGTTATGCCGAGGCATGCCAGAAGCATATCGGCTTTGTCGTTTGTTCCGAATAACATGTTGTACATACTCATAAATCTTTCTCCCGTTCAGGACTTGCAGCGGAGGGGGTAGATGGCGGCTTCTCTTCATATTTTCCACAAGCTTCCCATCCCGCTTTATGGTCGGTTCCGGGGCCATTGGTATTAGGTCGCAATCCGCATTTAATATATGTTTTGGAATAGCGTTTCCTGTGAAGATGGGTGCAGTGTTTGCAAATCTTCCCCTCTGGACCTTTGCCGAATACAGGAATACAGGGATTGCCTTTTGGCTTAGTCTTAACCAAGGCACCGTCATATACTCGGTAGCCATGCTTTGCCAGTTGATCAGCAAGCCATTCGTCTGAAACTAGGTGTTTCACTTCTCCTCCCCTTGTCGTTGCTCAGAGGAGCGGGTGGGGTGCTTCCATAAATTATCATCTTCTATTGGAAGCCAACGAATCTCGTCCTTGCGAAACCACCGTCTCTCAATAATCCATGCTTTATAAAGATAATCATCAATAACTCTAACGTCTCCAATGCTTACTCCATTTTCATAGCTTAGCCATTGCGGGAAATGCTCTGTCCCTGCTAGTTGGTACTTACCATCTAAAATAACCTTCTTCATTCCTTCCCTCCATCTTCCCCTTTATCGCCAGAGGGGGACTTGAGGGTGTCGTAGGCCTGTTTCGCTTCGGCTATTCTTGAGAATCCTTTTTGTTTCAACCAAAAAGGTTGATATGAGCCTACAGCCTCCACAACCTTCCTAGCCGCTTCCAGCTCAGTTCTGAGATTGTAATTATCATTATTTTGATCCAGAAGTTTGTTATGCAGGTCAGTGTAGTCCTTACGAAGCGCGAGAAGGTCGGCTTTCAGTTCTTCCTCTCTAAGACTGGTACTAGTCCCGGTTATCCCGCATTTCTGGCAATACCACTTCTCAGGACCGTAGATTATTTCGTGACAGCATTTGTTCATTTCTTCTCCTCGCGGGTTAGGTCTTCATAAAGGAGCCTTCTGGCTTCGGTTGTAGCCGACTGACAGTCTAAACAGTAATCATCGCTTTCTGCGAAGCATGTACAACCAACTTGTGACAGCAACTTTTCAACAATATCTGCAAGCTTCTCTACTCTATTTCTTTCGTAGTTGAGGCTTAATCGAAGTACATCTATAGCAAGTTGCGGATTCTTTTCCCCCTCGCATTGGCAGGGAGTGGAGAGGGCTTCGTTTATAACCCTCATTTCTGGAGAGTGTTGGTATTCTTTCCACGCAATATTGCCATGCCATGCGTAAATCGTCTCTTTGGCCTTCTTTAACGCCTTTCGCAACTCTTTGCAGCAGTTAGTCGCTGCTTTTTCCTTCTTATTAAAGAACTCAGGATTCTTGCAAAGATGATGATCCATGTGAATCTTGGCATCTTGCAATGTGTAGCCGCAGCTTGGGCATCTACGCTCGTTATTCATTCCCTCGCTCCTTCCTTGGCCTCTACCCACTTTCCGATAGTCCTTAGAAATGCTTCTGCTCTTTGGGCGGCGGTTGCTTGCGCAATATCGTAATATCCCAATCCATTCGGAGAAAATTTCTCTTCAAAGAACTCTTCCCCAAAAACTAGGACGGCCAACTTGTCGCCATACTCGAACCTTTGCTCATCGGATAAAAGGCAGACAGCCTCATTCATTGCATTTAGATCGTTGGGGTAATCGGGTATGCCCTCCATTGGGTTTCTCTCTCTGCTCCATTTTGATCTGTAGGGAGGAGGACCATAATTTGTATGTTCAGTCATCTGCCACCCGCACGCCTCTGCTATTGCTATTCGTTGATCTTCAGGACTCACGGGACGCCTCCTTTTCCTCGGGTTCGAACCATCGGCCACGTCTACCGCAGACACCCATAAGAATATCCCAAGGCCATGTCTTTAACCGGTGAGTATCGCAGTAGATCCATTGGTAACTAGCTCGGCCAGTAACAATATTGATATCACTTTTATTTTGTGGAGCCTCACATTCTCCAAAAGTCCTAAGTCTATACCACTTACAATCAGCGCAGATCTTCATTCCCCCTCCTTCGCTTCAGTGCCAGACAGGGCGGCTTCCTTTACCTTCGTTAATCCCAAGAACTCCTTTTCGCTTATGTCATGATTGATTGCCTCAAGATACAGAAGCTCAATAGCTTGATCCTTCCTCTCTATGGCCTGCTTGAGGGAGGTGAGTTCTGCTTCTAGCTGATTCTTCACCATTAAAACCCTGTCGTAAGCTGCCGCTATCTTGTGATAATCATGGGCAATCTTTTCACGCTCCTCCTTGAGCCTCTCTAATTCTGCTACGTCAACGCTCTTAACGTTAGCCATAACTAAGTTCATAGACGAATGAGCGGTCTTCGTAGCTTCGTGTAATTGCTTTTGGAGCCTCTCTATCTGTGGGAGGTAGTGGGCAACTGCATATTCAATACCAACTTCAACCCAAACAGAGTCGCCTTTGCCAACATATCCTCCCGGCTGAAGAAGACGATTTCTCCAAAGATCTATAAGCTTATTGCGTTCGGCTTCAAACCGCTCTTCCGAGGTGGTGGGGGTGGGTGAGGTCATATCCTTGCCTTTCTCCATGTATTCCAACTAGTATTCCATTCACCACTCTCAATGAGCCTAATACGTCTTTCGTTTGCGATTTTAACGGCATGTTGTGCATCTTTAGCCCACATACAGAAAGCAACGTGCTTGTTGTCATCATAAGGACGCCATTCTTCTTCCCATTGGTCTCGACAGTCACGCACTGAGACTTCTTCGGTATTACCTTCTTTATCCATGATAACGACGTAATAAAGCATTCCCCGAGGGTGGTCTGGAATGTCGTCTAACTCGATTTCTTCAATATCATTCAAGGCATGAAACAATCTTTTTGCATACTCAGCTTTCTCTCTTGTCGAGTAAATGCCCTCAACGCGATAATCTGAATAATCACCGTCTGTTACCATATATAATTTCATTCTCCGCTCCGGTTAGTGTTCATAAAATTCTAAATACGATTCGATTTATAACGGCATCGTATCGGCATCCATTAGCATTGCAGAAGAACCCGATGAATTGCGCTGGAGTCATCTCTGGAAAACCTTCGCGGTTCACCTCTTCTTGAGTGATGGAGTCCAGCCGTTCTGGTGTGTTTGAGATGCAAACACATTCACCGAGCTTTACAACCTTCTCACCTTTTTTGAGGCCCATTGCTTTTTCAACTGCCATGAAGTGATCTCCGGGCTTTAGATATTTCCATCCAAGTCGACGAGTAACGTCCTTTTCTCTAGCTTTGAATTGTCGCTTGGTGAGAGCGAATGACATCATTCTCATTTGGTTATTCCTGCAATGTGGCGCTCAACCATTCTGATGTGCTTACATGGTTTGGGTTCTTCTTTTTCCCAAGATTTCGTTTCAAACCATCTACAAAAGCAGCAATGTCTTCCTGGTCCGAAGTAGTTCAACTGTACGAGGTAAGCGATTTCTTTGTCCTTAATCACAAGCCAACGCTTTGGATTGTCGTATGGCTCAACTCTGTAACTCATGATTGCGCAGCTAAAAGTTTTTCCATCTCTCCCGAGAAAATGAAGTAGTGGCAAAGGCGAATGTCGTGATGCGCTACATCATCGAAATTGATAGCGTTGTCGCTAATCAATCCAAGCTGGCCTTGTAGAACATTCATAGAATCGAGGCCTCGCTCTTTAAACCAGGCCTCGATCCTCTTCTTCATTTCCTCGATCGGCATGCTAGTTGGCCGGTGCGGGTTCAACTGCTGGCGCTTCTTCCTTGGGAACTACTGCTAAGGCAGGTGCCTCAACTCGAAGCTCGAGAAGCTTGTTCTGCTCATCAAATTTCGATTGAAGTTTATACCCTTGAATTTCTTGAAGCTCCGCATCGGGAATGGTGAGAGCGCCCCCGTTTCTTCGGATTAAAGCGATGAGAATGTTGTAAGAGCCTTGCAGTCTTGTCTTAAAGTCCATCGCGGCGACTTCTGCATCTCTCGCGGTTTTTACTAAATCCAGTTCTTCGACGTGAGTTTTAGGCAGTCCCTTGATGACCATTGATTTTCTGCCAATGGAATCTACGCGGAATTTTCCGCCTTTAACGGGAATCACTTCGCCAAGGTGAACAACGCAATGCCCATCGGCTTCGAGTTCTTTGGCTAAAGCTGCATCGGTTACTGGTTCCAGTTCTCCTGTTTGTTGGTTCTGTATCATTTTATTTTGTTTGGTTTTTAAGGTTTCGCACGTGCTCAATCGCCTCGATTGCTTTTGTGCAAATGAAATAGGGGGTTCCGCTTTCTTGGAGTAAGTTTTGGAATTTGATTTGTTCCTCGGACTGCGTTTCTCCTGGCATTTTAAATTCGATGCAAATGGCCCTGCCTTGGTGCATGACGGTAAAATCGGGCGCTCCAACCGCGATTGTGCTGCGTTTGTCGGTGCGAGCGTGGATGAATGGAGTTCTAGAAAGCCTGAGCCAATCACCAAAAATTTCATGCATTTCCTTTTCCTTGCGTGCGTTATAGAGCTTGGTGACTTCTTCGGCTGTGAATCCTGAGTTGCCCAATAACTTGCGATCTTCCGGGCTCATGAGGCGCAAGATGTGTTCTGGAAGAACGGGAGCGCTCACTTGATATGCCCCCCGGCTTTGAGCATGTCATCAGCGTAGGCGTACTTAGCTTCTGCTCTGGTTCGCTGCCTTATTTGTATGATCATGCCATTTGCGTCCGTTATTTCTTCATCTCGGTAATTCTGAACGTCGAAGTCGGTCGCATGTGCTGCGAAGTAATCCCGAAGAGACATGCCATTAGCGGGAAGATGATATTCGATATACTCCCCATTAAAATCGTCGTACTTTTTAAATTCCTTGAAAGCCGGGAAAGCTGGTCCGCCGTTATTCATATTTCTGGTGGTAGGATTAGGGTTGGAGAATCGAGTCCGGATCGAACAAGCTGGCTATGCGCTTGATTGAGTCGCTTAAAGCAATCCATGCAGACAAATATTTGTAAGTGACAATCCCATGCCGGAAGCTTTTTCCACTCTTCGCCTAGGCCACACCCGCCTTCTTCTGGTATGTGTTCCATAAATCGTTTGCGTTTATAAAAGTGAGAGCTGGGGATTCCGCTTCTCCTCCTCAATTTGTTCTAAAATTTTTGCGCGCTCCCACGCTGGGATTGCTTTGACTTGCCTGACCTTTTTGCCAGTAACGGGATCAGAAACGTTGCCGACTTCTTTTGCCCAATGCTTTTGAACTAGCTCGGTGATTCGAGGTCGGACCGCATTCATGTCCGAGTAGCCAAGGGCTTTCATAACTTCCCTGTCCGTCATTCCATTGAAGCTTTGATGAAGCACCCCAAGAACTTCTTTTTCCCTCCGGGAAAGATTGTCCTTTTCTTCTCTCAGAGTTTGCTTTGAGTTTTCGTGTACGGATTTCATTTCATTTTCCTAATCATTTCCTGAAGCTCCTTACTCTTGGCTTCGAGGTCTTTGATTGCATCAATCGCTTCCTGTTTAAGAACCCATGTACCCATTTCTGTCTGTTTCTTGTTTTTTGGGTCGGCCTTCATCCGATTGATTTCTTTCTGACATTCTTCGAGAGCGATCTTTGCCTGGAATGGGCTTTTGATGTTTCCACCCTCCTTTGCCTCGGTTTCTTTCCGCTTGTTGTCGTGCCACCAAACGACTAACCGAGAACGCCAGCTATCGATCGGCTGGCCCTTTACCGTCCACCCGATGCTGTTGTAATGATGGTAGAACTTGTCGGCGTCTTCTTCCGGGATGCTCTGTGAAAGGGCATGTTTTTTAACTTCTTCCAAAGTTGGCTTTTGGAAGCCTTGCGCGTGTGCGCGCGGTAACGCACTCGGTTCCGATAACGGTTTCTGTAACGGTAACGGTTTAGGTAACAAATGCTTGCAGCTGCTTGCATCTGTAAACATTTGCTCGCAAGTGCTGTCAAACGCTGGGAACTTGCTGGCTTCTGCTCTCGGCTTATTAGTCCAGTTAGTGAATTGGAGATACTCTTTTCCGTCCGCCTTGTAGAAGATCGCAAGTTGAGCTTTTGCCAGGTCTTGGCATAATTCAAGAACCTGCGATGTCCTAATATCTTCACGGAGGGGAAAGGCGTGGTTACGAAGCAAGACAGGGCTGGCTTCGTAACGCCCGTAATCATCTACCAATGTCAGTAATCGGATGTAAAAAGATTGAGCCATCCAGTTCATTCCATCCCACTTTTCGCTAGTCGTGATCCCTGGTTTTAAAATCCTTTGGGGCATTGGCTAGGCGGTCAAAAGTTTGAGCGAGATTTCTTTCAGCCTAAGTCTTTGACGCTGGCGCTGAGCTTTCGTGATTCGATGAAGTTGCACCGATGAAGAAAGAACAGCTAAGGTCAGAAGTTTTCTCAGGCTTCGATGATTCATGCTATTTCAGTGGCATGATTGCGCCCCTGCATCCTGCCTTTGTGGTAACTAAAACAGCTGCCGATTCGTTTTCATAAAACGAAAGCCTTATTTCTTCGGTGCCCATAGCCTGGGCTAGATCAAAGAGGAGTTTGGCATTTAACGTTACGGAATGAACCGGCTTATCTCCATCTTTGTCAGGGAAAACCTCGTTTACATTAGGGAAAGGTTTTTCAATGATTGGGCGCTCGCTTTTCCAGCCGTTGCGGAAAGCAATTTGATTGTTTGCTGTCATGTGGATATGCGTTTTCTGTTTTGATCCACCTTCACGAATGGCCGATCTCTTTCTTCCGTAGGTCAACTGTTCTGCTGTGATGAGTCCTGGAAGGTCATCAACCTCCATTTCTATGGGAACAACAGCTGCAGCGATCCCGTTTGTTGCGACTGCCTTGCCTTCTCCGACATAAATGTGATGAAGCAAGGGACGGTTTTCGTCCTTCGAAACTAACTTCTCTAATAGAAAGTTCTTTTTGATTTTCATGAGTGATTATTTGTGAGTTTGTTTTTTCTTTTCCTCGGCTTCGATGCGGGCCTTGGTGCTCGGTCGGTCGCCTATAGATTTCGGAAAATGTTTTCGGTTCAGGATCTTTTGCTGACGCTGATGTGCTCGGCGGATTGATTTTTGGGACTTATTCGCCATGGAATTAGGTTCTGACAGTGGTTGAAATATCCTCGTAGATTCGAAGGCCGGGGCACTCGCGCATCCCCCCAGAGATCATTCCGCGAATAGCCGCGTTATTCGGAGTGATAACGCACAGATCAGGCTTTGCTTTGAAAAGCGCATGGATATCGATGACTTCAAACTTCCATGATTTTTTAACGACCATTCCGGCGGTGCGGGCAGGAGCAATTGAGTTTTCAGCTTGAGCTGTTTGGCGAACAGCCTCTTCAAGCTTCTTTTCCTCGGCCTCTTGCTGTTGAAGTACATCAAGCTTTTGAGCGGCTGTCTTCGCGGCTGCTTCCTGGGCTTCCAGTTGTAGTCGTTTCTCTTCTGCTTCCTTCAAGGCTTTAGCTCGGATGGCTTCTTGTTCCCTGCGAAGCTTTTCAGCCTTTTCGATTTCCTCTTTTTGAAAACTTGAAATGAGTTTTGAGAGACGTGAGATCTCATCAAGAACCGGTCCTACAAAATTTTTGGCGGTGTTATCGATTAGGCTGCCGATTTCCAGGACTGGCTTCTTTACAAGAACCCGACTAGCTTCAACGCCCTTTGTAATGGACTTAAGAACAGCCATCGCCTTAACAGCGTCCTCTTGGCTCTGAGCGTCCTTAACAAGAAGAATTTTTGATGACTCCTGAAGCGCATGTTCTTTACGCTCCATTGCCGATTGGCTGATAATAATTAATGGAGTTTTTAGTCCATCAACAATGATTTCGGTGTTGGTTTCGATTACTTCGTTCATATGCATGATGATTAAGATTTAGATGCTTGTTCCTTGGCGGTTTTGAGATCAATCGCAGCGGCGTCGAGAGCTGCTCTTAAAGCGAGGTCTTCGAGTTTGTGCTTCCCTTCAACTTCCTTGGGTTCCCATAGAAGAAGGACTTCAAACGCTTTCGGGATTTCCTTCTCAATTTTGCCGAGAGATTTGCCTTTGATCGCAAATAGCGCCGGGCCAGCAGGAAGATCAAAGTGAACCTCTACCTCGCGCCAGTTCCAGGCCTTAAAACCATCCAAAAGTTTTTGATAAGATTTTGCTCCGCGAAAGCCGATTGGTTGAGGTGAGGCATTAACTTCTTTGGGTTCAACTAGAGAGCAATTTTCATCGAGCGGATACTTTGATGGATCCACTCTAGTAACGGACTCGGCTGGCAAATCAATCACTGGCTCATGTACGGCCATACCTTTCAGAACGTCCGAGAAATTGTCATCTAAATTGAAACCTCGGGCTCGATACATCAGCATGCGGTCAGGATATTTTGCCCAAGTGTTAGTTCCCCAAAGACCTGCTATCTTCGCGTCTTGAACTGAAAACGTAGTTGTTTTCGGATCGCTCTCTCCGCGGCGTTTCGTGGTACAAACTGCCTTGCGATTATCGCCCGTTCCCTCGATTGTTTCTTTGATCCATTCTAGTTGGCCGGAAGCTCTAACTAGAGCCAATGGCATCGATCCGTAAATCTTTGGCTTTCCGTTAATGACTCCGATATTTTGGAGTGCAGCCATCGGTGAAATTCCCAGCTCGAGGCCCATTTGGATTGCGATGAAAACCGATTCAGGCTTCTCTAGTCCTTTTGGGCATAGTCCTGCCGCAACTACGGCCCTCGAAAACCTAAATAAATCTTCAATGCTTGTAAGCTGGACCCCATTTCTATTGAGTGGAATTTGCGAAAGCGCAGCGGGGGCCTCTTGCTTGACTACTTCGTTTGTTTGTGGTGTAGTGCTCATTCTTATTGTGAGTTCGTTTTAGCCTCGAGTTCGTAGCTCGAGGCTTTTTCTTTTGGTTTAAGGTGTGGCGCCCAGCTCCGTGGTGATTTTTAACGTTGCTGTTTCTCGCGTTTGGGAAGTCACTGAGGCATTCCAAGCCTTCACGTGCTGAGCGGAATTTTCAGACTGATGCTGAAAGTTGTATGCGTCTTCATCTTCGCAACTGCTGAGCCATGCGAAGATTGTGAAAGCGGTTAGGTAAACGCCTAACGCTTTAAAAATCGTACTGAGCCAAGTTTCATTTTCGTTGTGGTGGCTGTCCGTAGAATCGGGGTGCATGTTTCTCCTTGGTTTTTGGGAAATTCTTGTACTGAAGCTTGATGCGTTCGATTTCGCACTTGGCGCATGAGTAATAGGTGCTGCTTCCAATCTGATAGGGCCTGAACTCTTCGCCCTGTACATCGCATGTAAAACATGTCTTAGTTTTCATGCGGCTTTAGACTTTCCGTAGGCGGTTCCGCCAAAGGTGTGGGCTTCGTGATATTTATCTGCCCAATCTCGTCGAATGGCGTAGTTGCTTGCTCCCTTGGGTTTGCCCTTATCGGTTTCCTCGGGGAGCGTCGATCGACTGTATTTGACTTTGCCTTTTTTAAGGATGGAGACCCGGACCCACTCAGGATGCTTCCCAACTTCAGCTGCAAACTCCTTCAAACTAAGCCAAGGTTTGTCGAATCGGATCGTCATAAATAGTTGCAGCTTAGTGGTTTCCCCGATTTTTCTTTAAATTTATCAGGGAATTGCCGATACTGAGGGTAGGTCCTTCCACTGGCCTAACTTGTGCTACCTTGCATTCCAGAGGTGTCCCTTGATTGGGAGACCACCGATTATTCAAACGACTACCCTGTCGCTTGCCCTGTCGTTTCCACTGAGGCCGGTAAAAATGGCTCGCATGGAAGCGAGCTAGACTTTTTGAGCCCCCGAGCTTTTGGCCCGCAACAGGACTCACGCCAGGATAGCCATTTGAATAATCAGATGCGTTTTTCATTTTTACCTTTGGCCGTGGAGGCCGCCTGTCAGCTCCCTGATCTGGGGATCAGTGAATCGACGGTGAGTTTCTATACCGCATGCGGTAGCATGTCAATACCGCAAGCGGTATTTTTTAATGAAAAGATTTTATGGTATCCATAAAAGATATTTATGGATTGCCTTGGCGTGATCTGATTCTGAAGTTGCTCGAGGAGAGAACAGAAGATCAGGTTGCAACAATTTTAGAAGCTAGTCAGGCTGCGGTGAGTGACTGGAAAAGCGGAAGGAGACCGCTAAACAACGCAAAGCGACAAGAACGTTATCGAAAAAAACTTGAAGCGTCTCTTTATCCGACTGAGGCATCGATCAAAAAAACTTTCGCTGATTCACTATGGGAAGATCTTGAAAGGCGATGGATCGAGGCTGACGATGAAAAGCGATCCATGATTGAAGGCGCTTTAAAAATGCTCTGGCGTGACAGGAGTTCCGAAATTCTTCGTGAACTCCAAAAAAGGGGATCGAGACGTTTACAAAAATGTACACCAGGTGTTCACAAAAAGGTCGCATGAGGCCGACAAACGTTACCTACCTCTCTCGACGCGCTTTTTTAGCGGGTGTGTCATACATTGTCCGACACCAAAAAAGCAGCAACTCAATTCGGGACTCATTAAAGCTCGTGCATGAAGAAGCAGATGCGGATCAGCGTGCGCTTGAGCGACGAGGAGAGAGAAGATCTAGAACGGTTGTCCCGTACGACAGGACTACCTTTATCGGATTTAATAAGGAGAGCAATTCTAGCAATGATTGAATATTCCGAAAAACACGGAGGAAAGCTTGTATTGCCACTGAAATTTGAAAATAATTTTAAATCCAAATCAAAAAGGAAAGATTAACATGAAATATGTTCTTTTATTAGCGTGCTCGGTTCTACTTGCATCATGCGTTGGTCCTACTTCTTACACTGGCGAAAAACCTCTCGCTGAAAGTGAGGTCACAAAAGACTGGAAAAAAATTGAAGTGGTTCATCTTAATCAATTGAAAAAGGATTACGAAATCATTGGTGAGTGCCGCGGTGATGCGTGGATGGATAACGCTGTGAGTTTGAAAAAGCAGGCTGCACGACTTGGTGCCGATGCGATTAGCATCCCTGTCAATGATGGGGTGTATGTGACTTCGCAAGCAATTCGATATAAAAAATAATCAAAACGCGTGACGAAGTTCTTTTGTCTTCTGGTGGTTGTTTTGCTTGTTTGCAACAGCGGATCGCTTCTTGCAGAGCCTTCAGACAAAGAAATCTTAAAGCAAAAGCTAACTGTCCGAGATGTAAGCGGGTCTCTTCTATATCCAGAAACCTTCGAGTGGGTTTCAAAACATTCGAATCTTCATCTAACAATTAAGGATGTTGAGGAGCTTCAAGAACTAGAGGCAGAAAGGAAGAAGGGGAAAATAGCTTCTAATGAGCGTTCCGATTTCGATCCCTTCAAAGACGGTCGAGCCACTGAGATTAAACCTAAAGCGCGGGATGTAATTGACGATTTTCTGGATGGAAAAATAACCGCTGAACAACTAGAAGCGTGGCGTGTTAAAAAGCAGGCGGAACTAGATCGCCACATTGAGATGAATAGCCGTCCTGCAAAAGCTGACGAGTGGGGAGAGTTGATTCCAATTCAGTCTCAAAAACAAAAGAAGGATCCACTGGAAGCAGCGATAGCGGGAGGATTTGCGGCTTTGATATTATCTGTCATTATCTCGACAATTATTTTGATTAAGAAAAACTTTGCAAAAATTAAAAATTTTATATGGGTGCGAGTGCTCACGGTTAGAGCGCTAGTAATCGTAGTAAATATCGGTCTTTTTCTTTTGGGGTTGTCAATGTGCGCTAGTGATTCAGGTTTCGAGAATCAATCATTTGTCGCCGCGCTTATTATGATTCCTCCCACGATTTGCCTTACAACGCTTACTGTGAAACATCTTTGGCCGCAGGCATGAGCCTTCAATCCCTTTCCAGGAAAAGCCATGCGCTTCCATATTTCTCGTCACCATGCAGAGCGTCTCGAACTACGAGGCATCTCCCAAGAAGACGTTAAAAATGTTGTGCGTTACGGTCAAAAGTCACCGGCACCTGGAAGACCAAAGAATGGTGGAAAGGTCTATAAATTTGAAAAGAAGCACGGGGACATTACCTTAATTGTGATTGTTGAAATCAAAAGGGAGGAGTACTATCTTGTCACTACATATGAAAGGAAGTAGGCATCTCATGGTAGTTCAAAGCAAGGAGGCTCCTGTGATTACAATCGATCATGGAGTTGATGCAATTTATGTCTATTTCAAGAGAAAAGCTAAGGTAGCTCGAACTATCGAGCGCGAAACCAAAGATGCGATTGTAAATGTTGATCTTGATGAAAATGGCGACGTGATTGGAATAGAATTGATTGGCGTTGGAGAAATCGAGATCGGTCAAATCTTAAAAAAGGCCGGCGTAAAAGCACCTTCCGTCAATTGGGAAAAGGCTGCCATCGCGGCTTAAGCAATAATTTCCCAAAACTTCTTGCCCTCGCTTTTTGGGATGGGTCTGCGGTAGTTTTTCCGTAGGACTTTTACATCATGTCCTGCCAAGTGAGCGGTAAGGGCTTCGTTTTGAAAGAATGCGAGATGATAGGAACAGTAGGTATGTCTCATTACATCATGCGGCCATTTCATCCCGTTTGGATTTTTATCCCTGATTCGAAAGCCAGCCTTTTCTAGAAACTGTTCCCACCTTCTACGCCAATTCCCAGAAATCATAGGGCCTTCCCATTTAGGACTTAGGAGTGCATTCTTGACGCCATTCTCCATGCGAACATAGCGAAATTGCGAGGTCTTCGAGGATTGGACCCTAATGTCTCCGGTTTCGCGAATATCTTCCCGTTTGAGCTTCATGGCTTCAGCTTCCGGTCTTAATCCTGCAAACATGCAAACCGTGACAAAGCGCTTAATGTCCGGATCTGAAGCGCAGGCGGTATGATAAACTTTCATTGCTTCTTGTACGGAGAAGATAGAGACCTCGATTTCTCCGATTCGGAATTTTACGCGCCGGATTGGATTAGAAGAGATCCAGTGCTGGGGGAAAATGCACCACTCAAAAAACTCAAGAAGTGTTTTTCGATAATCGAGCTTTGTCCAGGTGGATCCATCGAGATCATGAAGCCAGGAATGCGCGATGGTATGAGTGAACTGATCAACGCGAGTCTTCCCATGTAGCTCGCAGAACTTTTTAAGCCTATATTTGTGACCTCGGAGGGTTTCCTCGGAGATTTTCTCTTTAGCTTTGTAAAGCTTCCATTTTTCAGATGCTTCCTGAATCGTAGGTAGCGGCTTGGCTTGTCGATTTAAGTGCTCAGCATAAAATTCGCAGGCCTTTAGGAGATTTCCACCATAAGGTTTTAAGAGATCCAACCCCCGTTTAGCATCAAACATCACATCCGGCGGAAGGGTTTCTATTTTTAGATCCGGATTAAAAATCTTATTAAAGAGCGTTTCCGCTCGCCCTTGGGCTTCTGCTTTGGTAGGGAAGTACTCGCGCTTTTCACCATGATAGCGGCCGTCCATAACCCAGCATTTTGTGCCGTGCATGGTGGTTTCAAAGACGTGTGGAATCTTTCTTTTCATGAAAAGGTCTGAATTAAGTCTGAAATTTAGTCTGAATATATCGTTTTTGGGTAAAACATATCCGTGAAAGGGTGGTGAGCTAACCGCTACTCCAAGGGGTCAGAGCTCGAAAAATTCCCTCTGAGATTGCGCTTCCACGAGGGAAATTCAGTCATGGCTTTCTTGTTCCACGTTCAACAATATTACCAGCAATTTAAAGGGTTTCAAATGCTTTCAAAGGTATTTTAGTCTGAAATAGTCTGAACTTCTTGACGTGATTATGATCAGTTGCGGTATGCGTCGGATAGATGCCCCATGCTTGTCCGGCTTATGAGCCGAATGAACCTGAAGAACATGAAGCGCTGGTCGATCCATGCATTAACATCTTGATTCATGTAATCAAGCAAACGGCTGACGATTACCGTTTCGGCAAGACGTGCAGAATTAAAGATGTCCGCAAATATCGATCGGTTCAGTTTTGGGCACGTGACGCAAAAGAATTTATCGATCGCAAGGAACATGGCTTGGCGGATCTATGGAGAATTATGACGCATGACGGAGATGTTCACGTTGATCGTCTTAAGCGCGCAATCGAGTCCAGTGATGAGCGGCTATTTCACTTCGAGAAGCGTTTGGGCAGGGCGTATTCCCGAATGGTTCCAAAAGAGCATGTAGAAGAAATAGGAAAGGAAGTCTAATGGCAAAATCAAAGAATCCAATTTGGTGGGAAGTCTTTATCAGCGAGTACCTTAGGAATGGGCAGAACGGCAAACAGGCGTACCTCAAAGCAAGGCCAAAGGTATCGGAAAGAACTGCTGAGGTGGAGTCTGCAAAACTCCTGAGAAAACCTGAGTTTGAGAAACTTCTCAATAAGGCAACTGAGCAGGTCTGCAAAAAGATCGGAATGAGCAACGAAAAGTGGCTTGAGGAACTGATTTCTGTTGCTGAGACAAAAAAGGTAAAGGTCAGTGCGATTTCAAAACTAAAGGCTTTAGAGATAATCGGCAAGTCACTCGGTTATCTCACTGAAAAAGTCGAGCATTCAGGAACGATCGATCTTGCGGCGCGAATTGTTCAAGCCCGCAAACGGGCAGGAGCTCCAAGTCAGACAGAAGCACAAGAGGGAGGGTCATGAAGAAAATCTTAACGAGTGCCGCAGAAAAAGAATGTCGCTTTAGACATCTTCATCCTAACGCCGTGGTTTATTATGTTAGCGCCGATTTGGCCAGAAAGTCTCGTGGAAGGTTTGTTCTCTTTATTAAGATCTGGAAAGAGAAAATTGATGCGAGGTGTTTAAACCAATGATGCAAGTGGATCCTGAAGCCCAACTTGCCGAGGACATGGGGAAGTTTTACGATGATCCTCTTGGATTCGTGCTTTACGCTTTTGATTGGGACACGGACCCGAGCTTGCAACTCGTCAAGCTTCCTGAGCCGTGGGCATCTAAATACAATTTGAAATACGGTCCCGATCAGTGGGCCTGTGAATTGTTGGAGCAAATCGGTGATGAAGTTAAGAAGCGAGGGTTTGACGGAAAAACTGCTGTGGACCCCTTGCGCGTTGCTGTCCGGTCAGGTCATGGTATCGGGAAGTCAGCGATGACGGCATGGTTAATTCTTTGGATTATGTCCACTCGTCCGTTTTGCCAAGGAACAGTGACGGCAACGACTGCACCACAATTGCAGAATAAAACATGGGCGCGAGTCGCAGATTGGAGAAAGCGGTGCATTACCGGCCATTGGTTTGAAATTTCGACTGGTCGCGGCAACATGAAGCTTTGGCATAAGGAGCATAAAGATACTTGGTTTTGTTCTGGCCAAACGTGTAAAGAGGAAAATTCGGAATCATTTGCTGGTCAGCATGCAGCAAATTCCACTTCGTTCTACCTATTCGATGAGTCATCTGGTGTTCCGAATAAAATACCAGAGGTAGCGGAAGGAGGATTGACGGATGGTGAGCCGATGATTTTCGCGTTTGGCAACCCGACGAGAAACACGGGCTGGTTTTATGACTGCTTCAACAACATGAAGCATCGATGGATGACGAAGAGTGTGGATAGCAGGAACGTCCAGATTTCAAACAAGAAGCTGATTGAGGAATGGATTCGGGATCATGGGGAGGATAGCGACTTTGTTCGTGTGCGTGTCAAAGGCGTAGCTCCATCGGCAAGCGTCAATCAACTTATCCCTCGCGCTCTTGCGGAAATGGCGTCAAAGCGCCAAATACATTCCTCGCAATACGAGTGGGCTGCGAAAATCCTCGGGGTCGATGTGGCATGGATTAATGGGAATGATAAATCTACGATCGTTTTGAGACAGGGTAATTTCTCTAAGGTTCTCGGCGTTTACTTCCATATTGATAACATGGCTCTTGGCGCCTTGGTCAGTCAGTTTTGGGAACAATGGCAGGTGGATGCCTGCTTCATTGATGTCGGCTGGGGAACTGGTGTGATCGACTATCTTCGTCTAATTGGGCGTGAGCCGATTCCTGTAAACTTCGGTGGTAAGGCGATTAATCCGCTCTACAAAAACAAACGTACTGAGATGTGGTGCGACATGTACAAATGGCTGCAAGATGGTGGAAAGATTGATGATAATACCGAGCTGATTGATGAACTTTGTGCTCCTGAAATTTACGAGATGCCCAATGGTCAGCGCATGCTTCAACCAAAAGATGACATGGATGTTCCTTCTCCAAACATTGCTGACGGTTTGTGCTTAACTCATGCCATGCCAGTAAAGCCGATGAGTCCTGAAGAAAAACTTGCGCGACGATTTAAGGGTGGCTCGGAGATGTGCAGGGTGGATGACAACGTTTTGGATTAAGAATCTATGAAAAAGAAATTTAATTTTTGGAACATGAAGCCCTGGAACAATGGGCTTGTTCTTGTTCTTCATTCTTCATATTTATTTAAGAATGTATCAATAGCTTGTTTTGCAGGGCATTTATGATCTTTTCCTCTTGAGCAATAAAACGCTTGCGGGTGAAGAAGATCTCCTAAAGCTAGCACCAAGTAGCCGATACACTCCGGCGTAGCCCATGCTTTGCTCTCAATTTGAAAAATCCAGTCTAGGATTTCCGCACTAGATTTGATGGGCTCAAGATCAATCTCATAAACTTCGTCAAGGTGGGTCAAAGTATAGTTCCGTTTATTAAATTTCCAAGGACCCCATTGGAGGCGTTTAACTTTCTTTTGCCATTCCTGACGAGCGTACTTGTCGAGATCTGCCATCGTCATGATTTCGGGAAGCGGCTCTTTAAATACCGGCGATAGTGGAAGTTTCCTAGATGGCATTCGGAAACCATATACGCAAAAGCGTGACAATGCCAAGTCGGGAATGAGGTGAGCGGTTCGGCATGGGAATATGGGGCTTTAATTACCTGAACATGAATTAAAGGTCGCCCAATGTGTCTTCCCAAACTTTTTCAAAGTTCTTCTCCAGCTCCGATGCCTCAGCTTCCTCCGGTGCAAGCTCCTCCTCCTGTGGTCGATACCACGAAGGACAATGAGCAATCGAAGAAAGCGCGCTCTGATGCCGAGAAAGCGGCGAGAGCTGCTAAAGGCCGGCAATCGACGATTTCAACCACTCCGCTGGGTCTTACTACGCCGCCTGAAACCAAAAAGCCCGAAGTGCTTGGGTACTAATGCAAGAGACGGAAACAGCGTGTTATCGTCGCAGACTTAAAACCCTGCATAACGAATGGGTTAGCAAAGGGTGGCAATCTCATTGCCAAGAAGTCGTTGATTATGTCGCTCCTTTCCGTGGACGTTATCTCAATGGAACTTCAGCCGATCAGAAGAATGACGGCAGCAAGAAGCACCAAAAGATCATAAACAATACGGCTTCTCGCGCCGCGATGATCTGTGCGAATGGCCTAAATAGCGGACTAACTCCGCACTGGAGTCCTTGGTTTCTGTTCACTCTACAGGATGAGGATCTCGCTGAGTTCGGCCCGGTCCGTGAATGGTTGCACAATGTCCGCAATGCCATCCTTACAATACTTTCTCGCTCCAACTTCTATTCTGCCGTTCACGATATTTACCAAGAGCTTGTTCATTTCGGAACCGGTACGATGATCATTGATGAGGATCTTGAAGAATACCTTCAATGTCGTCCGCTCACTGTTCGTG